TCTAGCAATATGTTCTTCTAACTTTTCTATTGATGCACTGACACCTGCAAGTCTCTCCTCAAGACGGTCTTGCCAAAACTTAAGCATCTTGAGTCTCCATGCTTGATGATCTTCATGTGACATTTTAGGTTTTCTCCAAGAACAGCAGACCATTTTCATTCAGTGTAGTTTTGATTATTTATTAAATACTTTAGAAAAAGTAGGAGAAATGTCTATGGATTTAGATGATCAAATACAGTTAGGACATCTTTTACTTGAGGTAAGAAAGTGTAGGTCTTGTGGTGAACAAAAGAATTTATTAGAAAGTTTTTATAGAACTCGGAAGAATGATAAACTTGCTTCTTCTTATTCTTATGAGTGTAAAGAGTGTACGGTAAAAAGAATTGAGCAGAATAGAAAGATAATGGTTAAGTTTGATGAGTATAGTAACATGATTACCAAGCAGAATAATCGCTGTGCCGTCTGTGAGACCCTACAACATGGGAGAAAATACAATTCCTTTAAGGTAGACCGTGACCCTAAAACCAACGCTCCTAGAGGTCTTGTATGTAAGAGATGTCATGCACTTTTAAAATTGGTTGATGGTGACTTGACCACTTTAAAAAATATGATAAACTATCTAAGTAAACATACAGGAAGTTATGAACCAAACTGAGTTACAGAATAGAATTCCTGAATTGCAGGAAAGGTTAAGAGAGCTTCGTGAGGTAGTGATTCCAAATCTTATAGAGGAGGAACAATGGTTAGAGTCAGAGTTGACGAGAACAGAAAGTTGTTTATATAATATTACAAGGAATACATAGGAATATGTTTAACAAATCCAAAGGAGTATTAATAATATTAGCAGTGACAGGTTTAGCAAGGGTTTTTATCTTTGCTATTCCTGTTGTGGGAATATACTTTGGAGTAAACTCTAGCAATACGGAACAAGTAGAATGACTATCGTACTATTCATTATGTCNTTTGCNAACTTTGTGTTTTANCCATTAGTAATTGGNTTTATTATTGCTTTGATAATAGAACAAGTTCTCCGCAGAGGNGAGAACGAAGGNAANATTNTTATTGCTATGACAGTAAGAAAGTTTCTATGGAGAAATGCATGGATAGCAAATATTGTATGGTTCTTAGGCTATGCAATATTATTATTCATGGTAAAACCTGGTCCACAACAAATGCCAGATATGATATGGCAAGGAGGAGTTACTTAATGAGACTAACACAGCAAGTGATTGATAAAATCCAGATTGCAATGAACCATACTAAAATGAATGGTGATGTGAATTGGAAAGATGGGGATGAGATTGATGTGTGTCTTGGTGGCACATTTGCTGGTGATAAGTTTATATCTATCATCAACAGAACTCGTAGTAACACAACAAAAAAATGAGTGGAGACGGAGGACCAGTAAAACAACCGTTGAGATTTTATTCNAAAGATCCAACGGATATAAAGGATATTTTATTNCAGACAGGTAAAGTAAAAACTGTTTATGTAATGGATGGAGAACCTGAAAAGGTCTACGTTCATTTTCATGATAAAGTAACTGCTGGTAATGGTAAACGATCAGAGATCATGGATACTAAAGGCAAAGTTTGTTGTCTTATATCCGCATTGCTCTTTGAGTTGATGGAGAGTAGAGGTATTAAAACTCATTACATTGATGTTCCTTATCTTGATACTCTTCTATGCAAGAAATTGACAATTGTTCCTGTAGAGGTTATTGTCAGGAATATTGCTGCTGGATCCATTGTTAGTCAAACTACTTTACAAGAAGGAACTTTGATTAATCCTCCTGTTGTAGAATATTTCTTAAAGGATGATGCAAAGGATGACCCATTACTTACACATGATCGTGTAAGATTGATGGGTATTGATCCTGAACCTATGAANAAGGTAGCACTTGAGGTAAATACTCATCTTAAGATGTTGTTTGCCCAGATGGATATTGATCTTGTTGATTTTAAACTGGAGTTTGGTTATGATTCTGAACAAAATTTACTCTTGGCTGATGAACTATCACCTGACAACATGCGACTCTGGAAGAAGGGTACGAAACAAAAGTTTGATAAGGACTTGTTTAGAAAGGGTGAAGGTGATATAGTAACGGCATACACTTATATTCTCGAAGAATTGAGGAAGTTTATCTAATGACTGCAATTTATGATGACGTGAAGATCACTATTAACCTCAATGAGTTGGTAGAGATTAGAGCAAAACTCTTAACTCAATATGAAGATTACTCAAAAGCAGTATCAACTGGTGAGTATCTAGATGAGAATGATATAGATAGAATTGCAACACAGTTAAGAGAAACACTCACCTGGGATACACTCTATCATATGATAGATGGTGCTATACTAGATTACATGGGTTTAAGATCTTCTATTACAGAACATAAAACTCATTATGGTGAGAGAACTATTGAAACTATTGAGTTGACAATGGAGAAAGAAAAGAAAGAAAGAGAAAAGGAGTTTAAGAAGAATTTTGAGATGGTTGATTTAGTTTCATCGTCATGGACAATACAAGTACCGAGGAGAAAAGATGGTAAAACACGGTAATTTAGAACCAGAAGAAAATGTCTGGAGTTTAGATGAACTTAAAAGATCTATTATTGAGAGTGCTGAAGAGCATGATCGTCTTATGAAACAGGAGAATCCAGAAGATGACAAGTGAATTGCCGCAAGATTATGAGGAGATGCTTTTACAAATGGTAGAAGATTTGGGTGGTACTATAGAATTTACCTCTACAACAAGTTCTACTGGTAGAAGTAGTAATATGATTCATATCGAATATAACATAAACACTAAATAAAATTTTTAACAGAAAGAAATGAATTTTACAGTTTACTCTCGTGAAGGTTGTCCTTATTGTACTAAGGTTGCACAAGTGTTAGAGTTGGCGGGTCTAAATCACGTAGTTTATAAACTTGGTGAGCATTTTGATAGAAAATCATTTTATGGTCAATTTGGTCAGGGATCTACATTCCCTCAAGTTGTACTGGATCAAACTAATCTAGGTGGTTGTACGGAAACTGTTCAGTATCTAAAGGAGAAAAGGTTAGTATAATGAAAGACGATTTTGAAAATGTATATGATATGCTCGAACATGCTATTGAGTATGCTTTCGAGGGGAAGATGCAACTCAAGTTTTATGAGTTCTTAAAATATCGTAAGACAACTAAAGCAGAAATTGATTCTTTTCTCCATAGTTCTACTGCAAAAGAAATTACAGATGAAGTTCTAGAATTGGAGCAGTATATTAAGGGTGGGAAAGATAGACAACATCAATTACTTAGAGAAGCATATGGACATATACCTAAACCACAAGCAAGAAAGATAAAGAACTATCTTGCTTCTATTATAGAAGATGCAGTGAGGTACTCTAATGACAGAAAACCTGGAAGAAAAAAAAGAACCTCTAAATAATCACGAACCCCAAATTAATAGGGGATTCGAATTATTATTACGCAATAGGAGGAAGCAAAGACCCAAAACTTTTCAAGTAAAACTTGGGAAATTGATTGCTATCTGGAANACCGAGATCGTTTTTCATTTCCATTTTTATTTGGACATTAGAAAAAAATAAAATCTCTGGGAGGGGGTTATGGAAACTACCATAGTAACATTAACTTTAACGACAGTAGTGTCGTTCCTTGCACTTTTAGTAGGAGGTATGATAGGATGGATGGCAAGACAACATTCCTATGAAACTACACCTCAAGTAGTGTACACACATCCAGAGATGTTTGATGCAAATGGACAACTAGTTCCTGATGAAATTTTAGCACTAAGAATTGAAAACAATTATGACACCAACGAAGACAACGACGACGAAGACTAATAAAGTCGTAGAAATACCTCAGTTACCTGTAAATCCATTCGTCTTTGAGATATTGGATGCAGCATCTAGTCAAAAATCTAAAGCAAAGAAAGTAGAAGCTCTTAGAAGGTATGAGCATCCATCTGTTAAGATGATTTTTGTATGGAATTTTGATAGTTCGGTGATTAGTTTACTACCACCAGGAGAGGTTCCATATGGTGAAACTAATGCCCAAACTACATTTGCTGGCACTCTATCAGATAACCTCATTAAAGAGGCACAGGGAGGTGAATCAGCAACTGGACAAGACTTGGATGGTAGAGGAAAAACATCTTTAAGAAGAGAGTATCAGAACCTATATCATTATGTGAAAGGTGGTAATGATAAACTCACTACAACTCGTAGAGAGATGATGTTTATTAATTTACTTGAGGGTCTTCATCCTAGAGAATCAGAAATATTAATACTTACTAAGGATAAAAA